ATGGAAAAAAAGCATATGCACAACACTGAGATAGTGAACGCCTTAGCAGAGAAGTACAGCTTTTCTCCCCGATACATAAGAATGATTCTCGACAACGATCGAACTCCGATATTTCAAGACCGGATAATAGCAGAGTACAGGCGCCTTTACAATGACATGCAAACCTTGTTGAGGAACAATAAAGATTTAGGATAAAGAAGTTTACATCACCGCCTCAAAAATGTACCAATACCAAAACAGTATACTTTCTATTCCGGCCAAGCTCTTGTACGAAGATTGGGCACTGATGAGTTATGACTATTATAAGCAACTGTGTTTTCGAAAGAAACTTATTAGAACGAAAGAGGGAAAAGGCAAAGGCAATACACCCTGGGTAAGCTATCCAGACTTGCCAGAATATATAAAAGCGATTTGCCTCGAAAAGTTTGGCCGTCCAGAAGATGTAGTTGTACTAAATCTATTGGAACCTTACATAGTGCCAGATACCAACGCGGCAAAATTCTTTGCAGCTCATTTAACACCAGATGGCAAACGATTAAGCGAAATGAAACAACGTCAACGCACCATAAACTGCAGCGTTTTAAATGCCATACAAACTGTATTTAAAGATAAAGGAATAACCGACAAGATGTTCGGAAGACGTAAAACACGGATATGGGCCAACTTAAGTGATGCTGTTAATATGCTTAATGCACAAAAATGGGCGCATAACTTACCTGGTGCGGCCAAAAGATTACGGGAGAAATACGAAAGCTACATAAAAGTTGGCTACTCCTTATTTATCCATAAGGGCGAAGGAAACCAAAATACCGCTAAAATCAGAGATCAAATAGCCGACTTCATACTGGCGAACTATTCCCTACCAATTAAATTGACCGTCCCGATGGTGATGAGCAAGTACAATGAAGTAAAGGCAGTAAACGAATGGCCAGATTTAACGGAGAGTGGCATCTACAATTGGCTGTATGAACCAAAGCAAGAAAGACTCTGGACGCTGGGGCGCCATGGAAAGCAAGCCTATAACAATAAATTTCAACATACTCTTTCCCGCGACAAGTCGAACTGGTTTCCTAACGTGTATTGGGCAATTGACGGCACCAAGCTCGATTGGATTCATTTTGACGACACAACAAGTAATAAAATGGGCGCAAAACTACGCATTAATGTGATGTTTGATGTTTACAGCGAAAAGATAATAGGTTGGAGCCTAAGTGAAACAGAAGATCATACAGACCATTTTAGAGCAATAAAGTCAGCTGTTAAGCAATCTGGCTGTAAACCCTATTTATTAACCTACGATAGCCAGAGCGGCCACAAAATGGTACGCATGCAAGAGCTATATAGCAATATCGTTGCAACCGCGGGTGGCACGCACCATGTGCATCGCGTGGGACAAAAAAATAATCCAGCCGAACAGTTATTCAAACGTTTTCAACAACAGGTAATTACAAAGTTTTGGTTTAGCGATGGCCAAAGCATAAAGGTTCGCCGCGACGACAACAAGCCTAATATCGATTTCATTGAAGAAAACAAGCACCTGCTAAAACCGAAAGCCGACCTTTTAGCAGCCTGGGAATACGCTGTAAATCAATGGAACACAAAGAAACATCCGCACTTTTTACAAAGCCGAAACGAAGTTTACTCGCACCCAATGCCAATGCGTGAAAGCCTCAGCATCGAAGACACGATGCAGTACATGTGGATTGAAGAAAGTAAAAAGCACATTACTTATAAAAAAGACGGGCTTACAATCTGGCTAAGCAATACCCAATACCAGTACGAAGTGTATAATGCGGATGGCTCGATAGACCTTGAATTTAGACGAAAAAACGTCGGCCGAAAATTCATTGTACGTTATGACCCCGAATCTATGAGTGTGTATATACAGCTTTATGAGGTTAGCCAACAGGGAGAAAAAATATTTATTGCTTACGCCCAACCAAAACGGAAACATGTAGATATACCAATCCTCATGCAGGACGGGGATAAAGAGCAGTGGGCCAATGACTTTGCCATTCGCGATGAAGAATTTCGGCGTGATAGCGAAGCCCTGAAAGCCTTGTTAAACCGCACAGGAATTACACCCGACACCTTAATTGAAGAACAGGAGCTTGCTATTAAGTTTAAGGGAAATGCTCCAAAAAGACACGCTCAAACCGCTGATATAGATGAAACAGCAATAATGCTAAGCAGAATGTAACTAACCAAATATGACTACCGAACAAAAAGAAAACATCGTAACCGAGCTACAGGCCATCTGTAGCAAGGATAGCCAAAAAAAAACAGCAAAGCGAGCAAACGTATCTACAGCAACCATTAGCCAAATGCTCAACCAAAATTGGGATCTGATTGCCGAAGAGATGTGGCGCAAGGTACAAATAGCCCTAAGAATAGACTTTGACTGGAATACCGCAGAAACTTTCAATTTTAAAATGCTCCAACGGCTATTGCAAAATACCCAGGCAGATAGCATTAGCATTGCTGTTGCGCACAATGCCGGAGCCGGCAAAAGCTATGCATACCAATATTATGAGCGCAGAAACAAAAATGTAATCTATCTGCAGTGTAAAACCTTTTGGACACGTAAGGAATACATTCAAAACCTATGTACTGCTTGTGGGCTGAATGACAATGGCAAGGTTGCCGAGCTGGTAGCGAGGTTTATAACCCACCTACAAGGCTTAAACAAAGCCCTTGTAATAATTGATCAGATTGATAAACTGAATAATGGGTCAATCGATCTGTTTATGGACTTCTATAACGACCTCGACCGTTATTGCGGCTTTTTGGTATCAGGAGTTCCGGCCCTAAAGAAAAAAGTGCTAAGAGGCTGCCAAAACGATAAACCTGGCTATAAAGAGTTCTATAGTCGCATTGGCAATGCCTTTTTCTACCTCAATAAAATGACCGAAAAAGATGTTTCTCTTATTTGCCAACAAAACGGCGTAAACGATTCTCAGTTTATAAACGAGGTATTTAATACCTGTAATGATGATGTACGGGTAGTACGCAGAAAAATCGACAAATACTTTATCGCCAATAAAAAAGCAGCCTGATAATGCAAATTGAAACTGAACCTATAATAATAAAAAAAGCTAAAAGTGTCGCTGATTTAAAAAAGAAGAAGTTTAAAACCTTCGATTTTAAAGGCGAATGGTTAGAAAGTTTTGGTAAACCTGAAACCAATGGAGTGTGGTTAATCTGGGGCGACAGCGGCCAGGGAAAAACACGGTTTGCGCTTAAGTTGGCCAAACAATTAGCCGGCTTCAACAAAGTTTTTTACAACACACTGGAAGAACGCGGAAGGCTGAGCTTTAAGCGGGCAGTTCTTGATAATAACATGGAAGCGCTTGGATCGAGGTTTAGCTACGAAACCGATAACTATGAACAATTGTGTGCAAGGATAGCGAAAAAACGAGGACCAAAAATAGTAGTAATAGATAGCTTACAATATTTCAGGATCAAGGAAGCGCAATACGATAAAATGCGAACCGATTACGCTGAAATCACTTTCATTATCACCTCTCATGCCAAGGGCGACCTTCCTAAAGGAGCCGTAGCAGAAGCAATAATGTACGACTCAGACGTCAAAATATTTGTAAAAGATTTCGTTGCGACCGTTCGGAGTCGCTTTGGCGGGAACAAACCATTTACAATATGGGATAAAGGAATGCGAGACAGAGAATTAAAATTAACGTAATCCAAATGAAAACGATAGCAACAGCCACTCATATAGGCGCCGTAAGGCAAACTAATCAAAGCCAGGTACAACAAGTTTGCATAATTATCAACTGGAGCGAAGAACAATATTGCAACTATCTCTTCGAGCAGTACGTCGCCTTTGTTGAGCTCCTTTTTGAGCGCTACCCCATCATGCAAAAACAAGTTTTGTACAACCCTGTAATGCGGGGCTTTTGGAACAATGAGGTTAACAAACGCAACAAAAACGAATTTTTGAATTTCGCCGTCGATTTAACAACCCGAAAATTCGAATTAATAAAAGCGCAAATCAAAAGCCACGAAATCATACTAGCAGGCGTAGAATGCACTGAGCCTATGCCTTTCGGAGCACCTTATTTAATTGATGAATTTATGTTAACGCACAATTATTTAAGGCTGAGAAACGACGAAGAATTTATGCACCACTATAACCGCACGTTAAAATTAATTAGATAACAATGAATACAACTTACAAGAATTGGTTTGATTACCGCGACCTTGAAGCCCCATTTAAAGTGATAGCTGAACTACGCGACGATCATGGCGATTGGCAAAGGCTTACCAACAGGTTTAGCACCTTAAACGAAGCACTGAAATTTATTAGCCAATGCCCCAAAGGCTACATAGCAAGCCACCACGATTACACAAAAAAGACAACCAGGATTATAGCTTACAAATTTAAGTGATGGAAAATCAAACCAACCTACTTGCCTACTATAAGAATAGTGAGGTAAGAGTAACAAACGAACGCCACCCGCATTACAACGCAATTGGCGAAGTAAAAGCGGCCGAGGGAATCATGCTTAAAATCGTTCGCTTCGATACAAAAGAAGATTTTTTTGCCAACTCAACTGATTTGAAAATAGTCAAAAGAAGGTAATCTCCCAGCCATAAAACCCCACTAAGAACCAATAACATGGAAGATACAATAAACATTGATCAACTAACGGCCCAACAAAAAAAAGCCCTAATGAACGAACTCGAAGCACAACAAAGCGTAGAGGCAACACGTATCGCCGAAGGGAGAAAAGCCTATAAAGACTTGGTAAACCAGCATATACCTGTATTGTTTGATCAGCTCGTTGAAGCGTCGTTAAGCCTTGCCGAAGCCAAGAGGACAGTTTTTGAAGGCGTCAAAACACTTATCGATATGAAAGCAGATGTGTACGGCAGAGACGATGATCAATTTACCCACACCTTTACAACAGATGCAGGACTCACATTAATGCTCGGCCACCGCGTTACCGATCATTGGGACGATACAATTACTGCCGGACTCAAAAAAATCGATGACTATATCAAATCGCTAATTAAGGATGAAAATTCGGCTTTCCTCGTCGGCTTTATAACTGATTTGCTCACTCGCGACCGCAAAGGTAACCTAAATGCCAAAAACGTATTAAAGCTTCGGAAGAAAGCCAATGAGACCTGCGATGTTGAATTTATCGATGGAGTAAATATTATTTTGGATGCGTACAAACCTGTAAAGGGCAAATCGTTTATAACAGCTTTACGCAAAGACGAGCATGGGAATAAGAAAGAGCTCCCGTTAGACATCACATCAATTGAATTACCCGAACGCCAGCAATCTGAATAATAAGCCAACCGCTCGAAGTGAAGAATATGACAACCTTAAATATCTTATCCACCAGCAGCCCAAAATTTCGCCAATTGATGTGTTTATTTACCCAAACAAAGCAAATTGGCTACAGACATACAGCCTGCTTCAATGTGAGCAACGGCCGCACCGAAAGTACCAGGGACTTAACGGAAAACGAGGCAGATTTATTAATTGCCGATTTAAAAAAACTTCTCCCATTAAATAAAGTTGCATTGCGCTTTACCCCGAAGCCGGGAGATAAAGAACGTAAGCGTATAATTTCCATTGCCAGAGATATGCAATACGATTTAAACAGCGATAAAGAGATGATGAAACTCATAGATGATTTTTGCCTAACACGGACTAAATACAAAAAGAAACTTATGGATTTAACAGAAGACGAACTGACTAAGGTTCGGTACGTATTTGCAAAGCAAGTGAAGAGAAGCTTCTACGATGCGTTAAACGCAAAACCGCTTTAAAATGACACTTACTGAGCAGATCAATTGGTGTAAAAGCCAAATTAGGTTGTACAAATCGCTTCCGCCCCACGAAAGCGCAGAACGTCTTATTCCCTTAACCAGTATCTTAAACAGGCTGAAAAGCTTGGAAAAGCCCAAACAACAGCCCCATCAATACCACAATAAAAGTGTTTCCGCATATCTTTCGTTTTTGCAGAACAATGGCCTGCCGCCAATAATAGATGCCAGGCAAGCTAAAGCATTAAAAGAACTGTTACCCAAATTACAAACGCTTACAACGACTAAAAACCCCGAAAGCGCTTACAATGCCCTGCTCTATATATTCGATGGCTGGCAGCGATTAAGTTCTTATCATAAGGCCAAGAAAACACTAGTACACATCAATAACAACATTATCGAAATCTTAGATCAAATCCGTTATGGCACCGACAAAAAACAAGATAATCGAAACCAAGCAGAACAGCTGGCAAAAGAGATTAGCCAAAAACAGCGTAATCGCACTTAAAGAAATCACAAAACTAACTCCCGAACGATTTGAGGAACTGTGTAATGCCCGCAAAAAGCTTATCGATGAATTAGACAGCCTGCAAAAATCATTCGAGTTTTTTACTTCCAAATATCAAGAAAACGATGCCAAAGTCTATATACAACAGATAACTCAACAAATGAACATAGTAAACAATAAGCTAATGCTGATCTCTGAACATAAAACACTCGGTCAATTAGAACGAATAAATGCGGCTGATTTGGAAGACAGCCTCGTTTTAATCTTTAACGATTTACGCCTGTTTTTTCAGGTAGACAACATAATCAGTACCGACGGCCTGTACACATTAACCCACATGGTTGTAGCCGAATACCGAAACTTAACACTAGAAGAAGTAGCAATGTGTATGGCCAAAGCTAAAAAAGGCCATTATGGCCAATTATACAACCGGTTAGATGGCGCCATAATAATGGGTTGGCTCAAAAAACACAACGAAGAACGATTACAGCGCTTGCAGGATCGGAATTACACCATATACGCACATAGTAAAATAGGCACTAACGAGATAAGAGAAACCAAAGCCGACCCAAGCGAAATGCTCCGAAAATCACATGCAGCCGTCGCCATAGAGCAAGCGCTACAAAGGATCAATAAAACTAATATATTTGATTAAGTTACCAGTTAGTTCAAAGAAAGAAGGTTACCGTTTGCGGTAGCAAATGCGTGAATGAAAGGTAGCGCACTGGTAGTAAGCCACAATCATTTAGGTTGTGGTTTTTTTTGTGCAATAAGATCTTGTTGTTTAAAAAAATCTATCACTAATTACATCAGAACGGCGTCCTTAATCGAAATCACACCTTAATGGTCAAGCGAGCACAATATACCTCTCTTAAGCACTTGTTAACCTCGCTTGTAAGTTTCAGCTTAAATTAGTACATTAGTTAAGCAACTAATTAACAACCTCAATACCCATGAAAAAATTAACACTCGCTTTTGCCATTGCTTTTTTTTCTGTAGCAAGCCATGCACAAAGGAAACTGGTACCAGAGAAGTATAAATACGATGATAGTGGAAATATTTTAAAACGCTATACAATTCGTCCTTTCGATAGTGTCGAAAAAGCAGTAAAAAATCCAAAAAAAACTACAATTTACGACATTGATTCGGCGGAGTTTGTATACAGATTCGGCTCCTTAGACGAATACCATATGGTGTCGGGCATGTCTTATAGCCATCGTCCAGACGGTGGAGGTCTTGTACCACTCTGTGGATATAAGATATACTCGTTTAATGAGCCAAGTATATATCTACAAAATAAGAAGTACTCTCTTGATACCGTAAAATATATCAAAAATGCTTGGGTATGGTTTTTCAAAGAAAACATTGCCATCAATAGAAATGCTTTTCGCCTAACAGCAACTGTTTATCTTAACAGTGAAGATAGGATCAAAAAAATAATCGTCAATGGAGATTTGCCGGCCGTTTCGCTGTTGTTTAACGGCTACTGGAATTACAAAAACGGTGGTAGGCCATATTTGGAGAAAAATGGAGTATGGAAGCGGTATTTTAGGAACGACGACCTCACCTTTAAACGCACTGGTGTCAAAGCATCTTTAATCATTACCTCGTTTGCTCCTATTAAGCCATAAACACTTTTTTAAAGATGGACAAAAATAGTTATTTTTGAAACATATGGCATATAATAATCGAAATAAAACCTTGATGATTAAGCGGGTGCAAGATGTTTATCTACAGCACAAGGAAACCGATGTTACCGTAACCGATGTGTACCACAAGCACATCTACCCCACTTTCCTAATTAGTCGAGCAACGTTTTACAACTACCTCGCCGTACCCGTAAACAAAATCTTGAAGCAAACCGACGAGCAGACTCAGCTGTTCGCCCCTTCAGCGCAGAAGCTTTAATAACCCAAAAACTCGATCGCTCAAATATTCTCGATATTAAAAACGTAGTTTACTTTGTACACCTGCATTCCATTATCCATATTATATCGCTGCAAATTTAATCTTGTCAAAGCACTCGTTCTATCACCCGGTGCAAATCCATGCAATGCCGCATGTATCTCTTCCATCAAAAGCCATATCTGAGCAGCAAAAGGCTGTTGATTGCCCGAACTACTGTTACCTGCGTTACTTGAGTGTAAATTTGCTACTGTAACCGTTAATTGTGCTTCAGCCCGCTGCCTGTTTTGTGGTGCAGCATTAATATCACGCCCAATATCGCTAAACTGTACCTGCGCAATATCAAGCAAAACCAACGGAAACTCAATAACTGTGTCATCACTATAGTAATCCAATTGGCCATAATCATTGTCCAAATATCCAATAGACGTTATTGAACTTAACTGATTTTTAATGTTATCTAAAATGGTTTTCATATTCTATACGTTGGATTTTTATAAAAGCCGGTTTTAACTAAAATCCGCTTAGGTATTCAACGGGCGTAGAATGCTTCCGTCAATCACTTTTTCTCACTTTTATTTACACATCCTTTGGTCAAAGGGCAATAAACGAATTTCTCCCAACCAGGTGTACATTTCAGCAAAAGTCACTTAAAAGGTGGCATCAAGCCAACAAGTGTCTAACCGTTAGACAGTTTCTTTTATACAAAAAACAAACCATGCACTTTTGGATCAACAAATAGCTAGCAGCGGCAAGATTTCTTTGTTAAACACCGAGCTTGAATTGACCTGCCTGCACGCACTTTGTTTTTGAGCATAAAATATTTTAAACACATAACCGAAGCCAGCTCATTATGTTAAAGCAAAATTATGCAATCGCCAATTTTTTGTGGTTAAATCCAAGTAGAGCGTTGGATTGGCTTCATCCTATTGGGCGTAAAATATAAATGGTTTGGTTTAGGTAGATAATTGGACTGTGCCCTAAAAAAGCATGGTCCTTTATAAAAAGTAAATGAGAAACATTAATTATCTGGTGGTTCATTGTACAGCTACTAACCAAAATACAACAATTAATAGTATTAAAAACTACTGGCGGAGTGTTTTGAAGTGGAGAAATCCGGGCTACCATGTAATTGTAAAGGCCGATGGAACGCCGGTTGAAATATTGCCAATTGAACGCATAAGCAATGGAGTTAAGGGCTTCAACGCAGAGAGCCTGCATATCAGCTACATTGGTGGAGTCGATGCCGCAGGCAGACCTCACGATACGAGAACAACGGCGCAAAAAGCAACTTTAAACAAGTATTTAACCCATTGGCGCAAAATGTTTCCAAAGGCAACAATTCAAGGGCATCGAGATTTTCCAGGAGTGACAAAAGCCTGTCCCTCTTTCAATGCTAAGCTTGAATATAAAGCCCTTTAGAAATATGCAGATACCCGTTATTTTAGAAAATATACTCATTGTATTGGGCACAGCGGCTACAACCTGGTTTTTTAGCCGCGAACAACAAAAAGCAACAGTACAGGCATCAGAACTAACAAACGTAGAAAAGGCGATATCCATTTGGCGAGAGCTGGCAACTGATTTAGGATTAAAGGTCGATGATCTTTCTAAGCGTTGCGAAAGCCTATCCAACGAGATAGACCTTTTAAGAAAAGAAAATAAAAGCCTCAAAACCGAATTACAAAAGGCGATTGAAACCTATCACCCAAGCCATTGAAATATGGTGGCCAAAATGAAAGCTTATCACTAAAAAAACGCGATTAAGAAATGAAAACCTTTATAAAAACGCTGATTGCCAAAATTAAAGTACTGTTTTCGAAACTTAATCCAAAATATAAAAATGCCCTTACCCTTGCAGTAACCGTGGTTGATGGCATTTACTCGGCCATTGATAATCCGGTAGCCGATATAATTACCAGTTTAACGCCAACAGGCATCGACGATAAGACCTTGCTCTGGCTTAGGGCATACCTTCCCGGTTTTTTAAAGCGATTTAGGCTTTTTGCAGAAGTGGCAAATTTAACTGACCCAACAGAAATCGTAAAAAAGGTTTCGGAGATTTTGCAAAGCCTTGATTATGCCGATAGAAACGGCGAACGGCTAAAGATTGCTGTGGCGCTTGCCATAGATATTACCCAAGATGGCAAATTAGACTGGGCTGATGCCGTGAAGATTATTCAATCGCTAAAAGATAGAAGCATCTAAAAGAAAGGAATTAGAGTGAAACAAATACAAAAAAGCAAAGAAAAAACCAAGGTAAAAAAGTGTGTGGCGAGAGCCTATCCAAATCTTGACGTTTACCTCCGGATATCTGACGGCACTCCGTATTTCACAGATACACCGATTAAAAGACAGGATAAAGGAAGAAATTAAAATAGAAACATAACAAAAACAGATATATGTTACCAAGAGTAAAAATTGATTTTGACAACGGCGCACTCGAAAGCGTAGTGCCCACGGCCGATGGTACTTTCGGATTGATTGCCCATGCCGATGAGGTAACGTTTAACTCCGTTAAAACCTTCGAGTTAAACAAGGCTTATGTATTAAAAAGAACAAAGGACCTGGCAAAACTCGGCATTGTATCGGGCGCTGGCAATCATCGCCTTTACAAAACTGTCACCGAGTTTTACAGAGAAGCTGGCGAAGGTACAGAACTTTGGTTAATGGGTATGGCAAAAGCAACCAAGGTAAGCGATTGGTTTAAGCCGGTTGCTGGTGTTACGCCAGCCGAAACGCTGCTCGATACCGCAAAAGGTAAATTAAGAGCAATACTAACCAGTTTTACTGCCCCAACAGGTTTTACGCCTACTTTGGTAAACGGATTGGATACCGATGTTATGGAGGCTGCAAGCCATGCGCAAACGCTGGCCGAAAACTACACTGCCAAAAAATACGCACCATTTATGGTGTTTTTAGAAGGCGTTGGCTTTGATGGTAATGTAGGAACATTAGCAGACCTTAACCAAAGCGGATTTAACCGTGTAGGTATTCTAATTGGTGATACAGAACCAAAAACAGCAGCCAATGGCGACACCCATTACGGAGCTGCGATTGGGGTATTGGCCGGACGTGCTGCAAAAGTACAAGTACATGTAAACATTGCACGAGTACGCGACGGCGCAACCAGCAACCTTAAGGCATTCGTGTTAGATGAGCCTGCAGAATTATTTGACGGAGAAAGTTTACACGATAAAGGATTTATCACTTTCCGTTTTCACCAGGGCAAAGCCGGATATTTCTTTACAGATGATCCTTTAGCTACTTCTTTTGAAGACGACTACAAATACATTACGCGTAGACGTACCATTGATAAGGCTTTCCGAATCGCTTATGGCACATTGGTTAACTATTTATTAGAAGAAGTGCCTGTAACCGGTGATGGCACCGTTTCAAGGCCTTTCTTAAAAGCAATGGAAAGTGATGTAGAAAGCACCATTGCAGGCAGCATGACGGCTAACGGTGAGCTATCTGCCGATGTTAACGACAAGGATGATAAAGGTGTAATCTGCTTTATCGATCCCAACCAGAAAATTGTGGCCAACTCCACTTTAGAGGTTGTGGTACGCGTACGCCCACATGGCTACGCCAGATTTATAGATGTATTATTAGGATTTCAATTTCAAACAGCATAAAAATGCCAACATTTAATAGCAGAGAATACGAGTGGGCAGATTTGACCCTCGTTTTAGGCGGAAAAGACATTACAGGTTTTCGCGGTATAAAATATACAGAAAAAGTAGAACGAGAGGTAATCTACGGCAAAGGGAGAAATCCCCATGCTATCCAAACGGGTAACAAAAGTTACGATGGAGAAATTACGCTATTACAAAGCGAGTACGAAGCCTTAGTAAAATCTGGCAAAGGAAGCATTTTAAGCCTTAGCCTTGATGCGGTAGTGGCTTATGGAAATCCACTTAATGGCGATGCCTTAATTACCGATCGTATTGAGGGCATTCGTTTTTCAGAGGGCTCAAAAGAAATCAAACAGGGCGCTAAATTCATGGAAGTAAAGCTCCCTTTCGTAGCACTTAACATTAAAAACCGAGCATAATAATGGAAAAGGCAACCGAAAACCAAATTGAGCTGTGGAAAAAAGCCCATGGCGATATCTTCAAATTTGATGTAGATGGCAAAACAGCTTACTTAAAAAAGCCAAGTCGCAAGGTTTTAAGCTACGCAAGCGGGGTAGCCACTACCGACCCAATGAAGTTTAACGAATTGATTTTAAACGATTGTTGGTTGGCAGGAGATGAAGAAATAAAAACAGACGACAGCCTTTTTTTGGCAGCGAGCTCAAAAATGGCTCAATTAATAGAAGTTAAAGAAGCAGAGCTGGTAAAGCTTTAGAGGCATCAGAAGTAACAGACGCCGATTGGATACGCATTAGTAGTTCAAATTTGCGCTACTACATGCATATTCAAAACCCTGATGACCTCGATGATCATACTTGGAGCATGCGATTAAAAGAATTGCAGTACATAAGGCAAAAAGAAGCCGAAAGCAACCATTATTAATAAATGCGGCATAAACAACCCCAAAAACAATGCCCGGCCTAAACAAACATATAACACACCGAAGCACACTCTGCATTGTAACCTCGTATTATGGATAATACATTAGATAATTTATATAAAGCTGTTGTATCTGTTAATCATGCAATTACGAATGCTAAAGATAATATTAATCAAAAAATAAAAGAACTTAATTTCGGGTCTTTACTAAATAAGATTAATAAAATACAGTCTACTAATAGCATTGTCCAGAATTCGGTAAGCATCGTTACAACTAACCATTATATAAATCATATACAGGGTGGCAATACCGATAAAAGCAAAGCCGAAGCTTCTAAAAAAGAGGGATTATCCGATTTCTTTGATAAACTCAGTAAAGTTCTTTCAAACGTAAACTCAGTTGCATCTAAAACAAAAGACCTTGGTAATTTACATCGAAAACTAAATGGTGATGATTCGAAAGACGCACCCAAAAGACACCTGAAAAAAGACGGAACACCAGATCGGCGTTTCAAGGAAAATAAGAACTTAAAGGCCGACGGAACGCCGGATAAACGTATCAAAGGAAACAAAAACCTGGATTCCTTAGAACCAAAAAAATCTACAGCAGATGCTTGGAAGGGAGTTTTAGGAGCTATTGGAAGCACTAGTGCGGCCTTAGGTGATTTAACCGGCCAGCAAGAAATATTTGGCGGTATACAAACCGCAATAACAATAGGTACTGAACTATGGACTTTAGCGCAAACTACCTTAAATGTTGCCTTTTGGACTAGCCCTATTACTTGGATAGTTGCCGGCATTATAGCGCTAATTGCGGCTATTGCTTATGTAGCTTACTCTACAACAGGATGGGGCGAAGCCTGGGACCATACCGTAAAGGGAGCAGGCTTATTATGGGAGGGTTTCGTTGCTTCTGGACGTGAATTATGGGAATCGTTAGTAAACAATATTATGATTGGTATAAATCGTGTCCAAAAGGGTTGGTATGAATTTAAGAATGCACTAGGCATAGGAGATGAAACTGAGAATAACGCTGCAATCGCCAAAATTGATGCAGATACCAAAAAAAGGGAGAAGGTCATCACCGATGCAAAAGCCGAGACAAAACGTTTAGGAGGGGAAGCAATTGCCGAGTTTAAAAAAGCTGCGGGTTCGGTACATAGCAATGGTAAAGACTTTGGTACCCTTTTTACTGATATTAAAAAGAAGTTTGGATTTGGAGAAGATGCCACTAAGGAAAAAGGAACGAACGGCGGTAAGATTAAAAACAGCCCGGGCGGAAGTGGTAGTAACAGGATAAAAAACGTTAGCACCAACACGGCCGCAATTGGCACCAACGAAAGTATAGCTGCCGGCGGCACAAAAAATACACAGATATCAATTGATTTTAAAGATTTGATAGGCGTTTTAAATATCAATGCAAACTCATTTAAGGAGGGCGTAAAGAGCATGGAAGAACAAATTACAGATGCATTAGTTAGAGTTTTAGGATCAGCACAAGCAACAGCAGGATAATGAAAATTAGTACAGAAGCAACATTAATAGGGTCTCTTTTGGGCCAAAAGGTAAAAATACCACGTAATGAGTTTTTACAGAATGAATTGGGTAAGCATGTTTTGCCAGTTGTAAACTTGTATCCCGCTGCAAAAGATATTAATGAGACGATAGAAAAAGTTACTAGCAAGATTTGGCCAGAAAAGGACAAAGTAGGACAAAAAGACCAGTTTTTTCCGTTAACGTTAACAAAAATTACCAAGGAAGGCGAACAAAACACGACCTCAAGCGATGAGCAGAAAAAACAACAAAAGATAGACAATTCTTTCGAACTCCCTTTCGAACCCATAGTTAATATCACAGCAAAAAACAACATTATTAAAAGAAACATAGCAAAAAGCAAAGGAATCGGTACCGTAAAAGAACGATGGAGTCGCGATGATTACACCATAGACATAACATGTGTCTTACGAAATGGAGATATAAATGCTTATCCAGAAGCAGACTTTCAAAAGCTATATAGTTTTTTAAAGGTCGGGGAAACATTAGCCGTTAAATACGAGCCTTTCCAGCTTTTAGAAATTCACAACATCGTAATAGAAGATTTCAGTGTGCCCTATACCCCTGGTGAAAACCTTCAAACTTTTACCATTAATGCAGTTAGCGACAATAGTTTTGAATTGTTAATTAAAACAAACAAAGAATTCCACAATTAAAACAAACAAAAAATCCCACGGTGTATAATATCAATTGGAAAATACAGTTTGAGGCACAGGCTACAAAGAAGGTTTACGAGCTGGCGGTTTTGTATTCATGTGAAATTATACACGATGAAGAACAGTTAACCGACACAGCGAAAATAAAACTGCCGGCATTCGTTTTAAATAATGCTTTGAAATTCGAAAGTACTTTGCAAAGAGGCGACAGAGTAGCTATATGGATGGGCTATAATGAAAACCCTGTAAAATCCGAAAAGCTCATAAACGAATTCAATGGCTTCATCAAAGAAATAAGCTTTAAAGATGATATCCTAAATATTGATTGCGAAGATGAAATTTATGCATTTCGCAAGCCACTTAAAGATATCATCTTGCCCAAAAAAAATATAAAACAAATAGCAGAACTCATTATCGCCGAATTGAAACTGGATATAAAGGTAGAATCGAACATTACCGTCACTTACGATAAGTTTCAAATTAAGGCCAATACGGGCTATGATATACTAAAAAAGATTCAAGAAGAAACCAAGCTCGATGTATACATAAAAGATAAGGTTTTGTATATCAGTGCCCTTTATTTGAATAAAAGAGGCGAAGTAATTTATGATTTTGCTAAAAATATAGAAAAAGGCGACTTAACTTATAAAATAGCAGAGCAGAAAGATGTAGAGGTTGAAATTACCTATACCGATGATAAGGGAAAGGTACATAAGTATTATGAAGGTAAGCCAGGCGGAACCAAGATTGAGGTAAAAGCCCCAACCTCAGATGAAAAAACCATGAGACAGCTTGCCCAACAGGCCTTGATTAAAAACAGTCGCGACGCTTACGAGGGAAGCATAACAGGTTGGCTAATTCCGTATGTAGAAACAGGCTATACCGCTGTAATAAACGATGATGACTACCCCAAAAAAACCGGAAGTTATTATGTTAAAAAAACAACTACCACAATAAGTGAAAATGGTGGAGTAAGGAAAATAGATTTAGGCATAAAACTGAGTAAACCGACCGAACCAGAATGAGTGTAGAAATAAAAAGATTAATTACACAGATTGTAAAAGGCAGTACACAACCCATTGCGCAAAGCCTTTTTATGGCACAGGTTATCGAGATTCAGGATGAAACCTGCACTGTAAAAATCGATGAGTTCGTAATACCCGAGGTGCGTTTAAGAGCAACGATTGCAGACAAAAAAAACAAAATAATTGCCAAACCTAAAAAAGACAGCTTCGTTTTAATAGGTTCTTTATCTGGCGACTATACCGAAATGGCGGTTTTAGTTTCAGATGAAATCGAAAAATTAGAATACGAACAAGACGGGCTGAAAGTACTGATGGATAGTACCGATGGCAAGGTATCCATACAAAATGACAACGTAAGCCTTTTCGAGTTATTTCAAGATCTAAAAGCGTTGATTTTAGCACTAAAGGTAACTACCCCATCAGGGCCGAGCACTAATTTATTGCCCGGCAGCATCAACGCGTTAAACCAATTTGAAACCAAGTTTAAACAATTATTAAAATAATTATCCTCCCCACCCGGGGAAGATTTACGATGGGCAATGGCATTAAATAAAGCAAAATTAAAAGATGATATTCTTTCCATCATCACCGATATGGAGAATAAAACGGTCGATTCTAAAGATGAGTATGCAACCCGCTTGAGCAACGCCATAGACGCATTTGTAAAAACCGGGAAGGTGGCACCTGGCATAAGCGTAGCTACAACAGGAAGTGCTACTACCCAAACAGGCAAAACTACCACCGAAGGCACGATAAATTAAAATATTAAATCAAAAAATGATTCCATCAAAACCAATAACAGATGAAAAGTAGGGCTTTACAATTAGACAACATCGAGGTGGATCTGAAAATAGAACCTGTAAGAGACGCCTTGGGGCAAATTACTTCGGGCTTAATTGTTGGCAATACCTTGTATCAAAACCAGGCTTTATTGCTAAGCTTTCACGCTGGCGACTTAAAGGAAGCACCAACAACAGGTATTGGATTAAGCGATGCGCTATTGGAAGAAGACCTATTAAAATATCGCCATGAAATAAGACGGCAGTTTACCGCCGACGGAATGGATGTAAAAAACCTCGATTTTTATAATATAGACACCCTAAAAGTAGACGCAAATTATGTCAACAGTTAAACAAGGACAATCTTTTTTAGATAAAGTACTGCAAACCACTGGCAGTTTAGCCGCAGCTTTTGAAATGGCAACGCTAAACGGCGCCAGTATTACTGATGATTTAGCCATTGGTTCAGAAGTAACACCCGGCCCCATTGATAACAAAAACATTGTATCGTTTTGGCAAAATGATATTAGAGAGCCCGCAACGGACATATTTGTAGAATACGAAAGCTTAAAATCGGGTATAGATTATTGGGCCGTTAACGTAGATTTTGTAGTAACCCCCTTAACCCTCTAAAGGAGAATAACATTTTAATATGGCAAGGAAAATAGAAGACATAAAGAAAGAAATGACCCGCAGTTTCATTGAGAACGATGAAATTAAACGCATTTATGGCCTTAATGAAGGTAAAAGCTTTGAAGACGAGTTTTCGTCAGTGAGCCTGGAGAGCATCCTTTTTTACATTGTAGCTTTTGCAATGTGGACGTTGGAAAAGCTTTTTGATACGCATGTTTCGGAAGTAGATGACAAAATAGCGCTGTTAAAGCCTCATTCCTTGAAATGGTACCGCAACAAGGCACAAGTTTTTCAGCTGGGCTTTGCCTTAAAACAAGAAAGCGATGTATTTGATAACGGTAATGCAAGTTTCGAACAGATCGAAAGTAGCAAAATTATTAAGTATGCGGCCGTAACCGAAGCAACTGCAGATAGCAGATTAATTGTTAAAATAGCGACAGAAGTCAGCGGAAAATTACACCCCATTACTTCTGCGCAAAAAGAAGCTTTTGAAGCCTATATCAGTGAGGTGAAAGATGCAGGCGTAGCTATTAATGTAATCAATTACCTCGCGGATCAACTACGTTTAACCATGGAAATATTTTATGATCCGCTGGTTATCGATGCTGATGGAAACGGCATACTAAACGGTGGCCGCCCGGTTGAAGAAGCCATACAGCAATATATGAAAGAACTCCCATTTAATGGCGAACTGGTGCTGGCACATTTGGTTGACAAGCTGCAACAAGTAAAAGGTGTGGTAATTCCGCATATTATTTCCGCCGATAGCCGGTGGATTGAAGGTGGGGCATACAACAATTTTAGTCCTGTAGATGTACGTAAGTTACCGGAAAGCGGATATTTTGAAATTACGGATTTCGATCACATAAAATATACCGCTAATGCTTAATAAGATCTTTAATATCAACTACCTAAAGCTGGTGGTTTTATTAACGCCTCCAGACATTCGAAAATCGAGATTATTGGCTTTACTAATGGCCTTGATTAATCCAGTACGAAGCCTATATGGCAGTTTCACAAACAACCGGGCAAATAACTTGTACAAACTAGCACAGAATGGCCAGGTTTGCTATTTGCAAAAGGCCTTGAACGACAGTTTTGACCCTGAACTAAGACGCATATTTATCGATGCGGGCAGCCGTTTTGAACGCCAATATATTTACACAAGCGGTGAGCAACAACCGAACTATTTAGGCAAAATATATTTACAGCCAAACAGCAGTTTTGCAGATACAGGTGTAGATTTTAAGGTGATAGTGCCACAAAGTTTCGACTTAAAAAACCATCAAATGAAAGCGTTAATTGATTTTTATAAACTGGCATCAAAAAGATACACAATAGAACATGAATAAGGTAGACATACAACAAGTAGGTGGTTTCCCCTTAGAAACCGATACACTAGATTATATGCAAAAGGCCTACACGGCATTGCAAAAGATCGCAGCATTAGGTGGCGATAATTACATCTTGTCGGGATGCACCCAAACAGCTTCAAACGTAACTGATGGCTTTGTGGTAATTGGTGGTCAGGTACTCCCCTTTCGCGGCGGGCTTACTCAAACCAGCGTAGTTATACGTGAAGACAGAGAGACCCGTTCTTTCGAAAATGGGCAGGTAAAAGATGTTTTTATTAGCCCATACGCTAGTTTTGGAACAGGTACAGAAGCCATTCCTTTTGAAAGTTTAAGCCGTTTAAAATCGCTTACCGAATTTAAGGATTTGCCCACAAAGGCAAACTCGGCCCTTGATTTAGATGCCATAGATACCTTGGCAACCGCAAAAGCAGTTAAGCTGTTGAATGATAAGCTGAATAGCAACTTCCCTACTGGTGCAATCGTAATTTGGAGCGGGGCAATACAGGCCATCCCTACGGGTTGGGCATTGTGTAATGGAGATAATGGTACGCCAAATTTGATCGATAGGTTTGTGTATGGTGCTGGTGGATATCGGGCAGTTGGACCAGGATATGACGGTGAGGAAAGACATAGGTTACTTATTTCGGAAATGCCTTCGCATAGACATAATGTACCATTCCAAGGGACTAAGGAGGATATTCATGGAGGAGGCAATCAGACAGGGTATGAAACTTACGACAAGACAAATTTCAACACAGACGCTGCGGGCGGCGACCAATCCCACAACAACATGCCTCCATACTATGTATTAGCCTACATAATGAAACTCTAATTATGGCAAAGCAAAGACTAGAAACAATAAAGAATTGGTTTAAAACCAGTTTAAAACCCACGCAGCAGCAATTTTGGGATACCTGGGACAGCTTCTGGCACAAAGACGATAAAATACCCACCAGCTCTATTGAGAACTTGGATGTACGTTTTGATGAAAAGGCCGATGCCGAATTGGTAAGCGCCCATTTAAACGACTCAACTGCACACGGCATTAACAACAAGGTAGAGAAAGAAGCAGGTAAAGGCTTATCATCAAACGATTACACTACAGCCGAAAAAGAGAAACTTTCTGGCATACAAGAAGCAGCCACCGCAAATGAGGAAGATGATTACCTATTGGATAGAACAAACCATACCGGTGTACAAGAAATAAGCACGGTAAACGGATTGCAGGGAGCTTTAGATGCTAAAGCTAGCTTGGTTGACGGTAAAGTGCCAACATCGCAATTGCCGGCTTATGTAGATGATGTATTAGAATATGCTGATTTGGCTGGCTTTCCGACAATAGGAGAAAACGGCAAGATTTATATCGCACAAGATACAAGCATCACCTACAGATGGGGCGGCACCGCTTATGTAGCTATAGGCTCTGACCTCGCTTTAGGAGAAACTTCTTCAACAGCGTATAGAGGCGATTATGGTAAAACCGCTTACGATCATAGTCAGTTAACGGGCGGCAACCCACACCAGGTAAGTAAGGCTGATATTGGGTTGGGTAATGTTGATAATACGAGTGATTCAGGCAAGCCAACCTCTGATGCTACGTTATTACTACTAGCTGATAAAGCAGATTTGGTTGAGGGGAAAGTCCCAGCTTCTCAGTTGCCCGATATATCATTAAAGATTAAAGACAAATTGGTTATAGTACACGGGTTGGTTACATCAGTGGGGAAAACCATCGATTTTCCGAACACAGTTACAGAAATAGGCGATCAGGCTTTTTTAAACTATAAATTAATATCGGTTAATATCCCAAATTCAGTTACCCACATCGGAGTTGGCGCTTTCCAAGATAATCAGCTCACATCGGTTATTATTCCAAATTCAGTTACGAGTATAAATGACGATACCTTTCAAAATAACCAATTAAGCTCGGTTAGTATTCCAAATTCAGTTACAAGTATAGGCGACAGCGCCCTTGCAAATAATCAGTTAACCTCGATAATTATACCAAGCTCAGTTACTAGTATAGGAGATTACGCATTTATAAAGAATCAGATAAGTTCGGCTAGCCTTCCCAATTCAATTACGAGTATTGGCATTGCTGCCTTTGCAAGAAATAAACTCACCTCAGTCACCATTTCAAACTCAATTACAACTATAAATAGTGGTGCTTTCTACGAAAATCAGCTAACTTCCATTACTATTCCAAATTCGGTTATAAGTATAGATGACCAAGCTTTTGCCGGAAATCAATTAACTTCTATTACTATTCCAAACTCTGTTACAACTTTGGGTAATAGCGCCTTTACGGGAAATCAAATAAGCTCCCTTACCATTCCGGATTCGATTACAAACATTGGTGATTTTGCTTTTGGAGGAAACAAGTTGACTTCGATTACTATCCCGAATTCAGTTACAAAAATCGGGAGTGGGGCTTTTGCAAATAACCAATTAACTTCTATTACTATTCCAAATTCTATTACAAGTATAGGTTACATGACATTTGCAAATAATCAATTAACCTCCGTTACTATATCAAGTTCTGTTATAAGCATAGGGAATGATGCTTTCTCAAGAAACCAGCTAACCGCTGTTGTTATTCCAGACTCCGTTACAAGTATTGGAGGTAGTGCTTTTGCAAACAACAAAGTAACCTCAGTTACTATACCGAATTCTGTTAAGAGTATTTTTGATTACGCTTTTGGTAATAATAATGATTTGGTGTCCGTGTCGTTACCAAGGGGAATTAGCTTGGGCTATAATGTGTTTCCATCAACAACAGAAATAACATATTATGATTAGAACAAATTATTCCACTGCGACAAGGAGGCACTTAGCGCATTTTTTATCTATCAGGGAACCATCATGTAATACGTCGTAGTAGCTATATGCTGCCAATCCAATAAATAAAAATATAACTTATGGCAAAACAAAAATTAGAAACCATTAAAAACTGGTTTAAAACCAGTCTAAAACCCACCCAACAACATTTTTGGGATACCTGGGACAGCTTTTGGCACAAGGATGATAAAATCCCAACCAGCTCCATCGAAAATTTGGATATACGCTTTGATGAAAAGGCCGATGCCGAACTGGTAAGCGCACATTTACGTGATACAACTGCACATGGTCTTAACAACAAAGTAGATAAGGAAGCAGGCAAAGGCTTATCATCAAACGATTATACTACAGCCGAGAAAGAAAAACTTTCTGGAATACAAGAAGCAGCCACCGCAAATGAAGAAGATGATTACCTATTAGATAGAACAAACCATACTGGTGTGCAAGAAATCAGCACCGTAAATGGATTACAGGGAACCTTAGATGCTAAAGCAGATCTGGTTGAGGGTAAAGTTCCGACCAATCAATTGCCTGCTTACGTGGATGATGTTTTGGAGCATACAAGCGTGGCTAATTTCCCAGAAACAGGAGAAAACGGGAAGATTTATATCGCACAAGATACCAATACCACCTACAGATGGGGCGGCACCGCTTATGTAGCTATAGGCTCTGACCTCGCTTTAGGAGAAACTTCTTCAACAGCTTATAGGGGAGACAACGGTAAAACTGCTTACGATCATAGCCTGTTAACAGCTGGTAACCCGCACCAGGTAAGTAAGGCTGATGTGGGATTGGGGAATGTTGATAATACGAGTGATTCAGGCAAGCCTGTCTCGACGGCTACACAAACAGCACTAAATGATAAAGCAGACTTGATAGGTGGTAAAGTTCCCGCATCGCAATTACCAGAGGAAAACGGCAGTGGGGTAAGTCTAGGCGAAACATCAAGCACGGCCTATAGAGGTGATTATGGTAAAACCGCTTACGATCATAGCCAGTTAACCTCTGGCAATCCGCATCAAGTAAGTAAGACCGATGTTGGATTGAGCAATGTGGATAATACGAGCGACATTAATAAGCCAGTAAGTGCGGCACAATCAGCGGCCCTCACAACTAAATTGACTGCTGCTTTAGCCAGCGACGCCGAGGCACAAATAACCGCAACAGTTGCCGAAGATGCTAGGGTTGTCAGTCGTTTAAAATTATTTAACTGGTGGGTTTGGGTTAAAGAGCAAGCCCTCAAATTGGGCAACACCCTCACATTAATGGCCGGTACAACCACTAGCCCACCATTAATTATACCAAATGGGGTATTAACCACCACACCACAAAATGGAGCAATAGAACGAGATGTTGATGGAAATATATGGGAAACCCACACAAGAGTAAGATCGAGATTTATTACAAGTGCCGATGGGTTGATTTTAGTTGCGTTTAAAAGCCGTAACCTTATTCAGTTAAATATTAGTGGGAGTATATCGGCGACAATCACTAAGACCTCAAATTCTATCCTAATAGGCAGCATAGCTAATATTTCCGTTTTACGTTTAAATGCAATAAATGAAGTTTATAACCCATCACACAATTCTGGTACAATCGCCCCTACAATTGCAAAAACAGAGGTGTTTTTAAAAATTAACAACGGTCTTTTTTCGACCCATTTTAGCGGGTTTTCACCAGTTTCTCAGGTCAAGATTATGGAATTTTCGGGCTTAAATAATAATGGATTCAAAAATTACCAAAGCCCAATATTAACCCAAATACAGTCCTCCGATCCGTTGGCAGCACAGTGGTCAAGCATTACTTTCGTTGCGCAATCAATTAATAATGGAACAAACTCCAGCCAAGATGTGACATATTATCTGCGCAATGCGGACAACACCAGGGCGTTCGGAGCGAGTGAAGCTTCTTTTTGCTTTGTTTTCTTAACTACAGTAACCTATGATGACTCCACAAACGCAAACGCACAAAATACTGATAGAATCATAAGGCTAAACAATCACGCGATTTATCTAGAAACAATCAAATAGACTAAAAAACTCATTGTGGGCATTAATGTGAATGCCGGTGCATGCAAAAACCTAAAGTACGAAGCTTCGGGGGTCTGATTTTCATCCATTGCTAAATCCTAGTTTTATAAAGCAGTTGGATGATTTGGACAATACACTAATGAGGCTGGGTATTATCAAAGCGTGTTCGCATTTAAGTATGTCAAAATGATGATGATTGAATGTGCCGAACTGTTATGGATGGCGAAACCAGACAACCAATAAAGCGAAGATTATGGCAAAACAAAAATTAGAAACAATTAAGAATTGGTTTAAAACCAGTTTAAAACCCACCCAACAACACTTTTGGGATACTTGGGACAGCTTTTGGCACAAGGATGATAAAATACCAACCAGTTCAATTGAGAACTTGGATGTTCGCTTTGATGAAAAAGCTGATGCAGAGTTGGTAACCGCTCATTTCGGTGATCCAGAAGCACATGGCATTCATAACAAGGTAGATAAAGAAGCAGGCAAAGGTTTATCAGCCAACGATTACACTACAGCCGAAAAAGAGAAACTTGCTGACATACAAGAAGCAGCCACAGCAAATGAGGAAGATGATTACCTATTAGATAGAACAAACCATACCGGTGCACAAGAAATAAGCACGGTAAACGGATTACAAGGAGCTTTAGATGCTAAAGCGGATTTGGTTAATGGTAAAGTACCAACAGCACAATTGCCTGCCTATGTAGATGATGTATTGGAATATGCAAATCTGGTAAATTTTCCAGAAACGGGAGAAAACGGCAAGATTTATATCGCACAGAATACAAACATCACCTACAGATGGAGCGGAAGCGCTTATGTAGCTATAGGTTCTGACCTCGCTTTGGGGGAAACATCAAACACAGCCTTTAGAGGCGATTATGGTAAAACCGCTTATGACCACAGTCAGTTAACGAGCGGTAACCCACACCAAGTAAGTAAGGCTGATGTTGGATTAGGTAATGTAGATAATACGAGTGATTCAAGCAAGTCCATCTCGGCTGCTACACAAACTGCATTAAATGCTAAAGCAGATTTGGTTGAGGGGAAAGTTCCTGCATCACAATTACCCGATGGAGGCGATAATGATCAGAATGCGGTTCATAAAACAGGGAATGAAACCGTTGCTGGAGAAAAGATATTTAGTGATAAATTTACTATTGGAAAAAAGCTGTTTACTGCATCAAAGCAAACTATTTATAATGCGGAGGCGATAAACCCTCTTTATGTTGGATCGCTGTTTATCGGTGATGGGGGGCAGCATTTACCTACAGAACCGACAGGCCCATTCTGTAAGTATAATACCGGAATTGGTATTGGGGCGCTGAATCAAAATACCATCGGCCATAGAAACACCGCCGTAGGTAGCAATGGCTTACAAGCAAATACAACTGGAGGTTTAAATACTGCCATTGGAGTTGATGCGCTCAGCTTAAACACTACAGGTAGCCAAAATACATCCGTAGGAACCGTGGCAATGTCATCAAATAGCACTGGCGGAAACAATGTGGCCTTAGGGTTTGCAGCATTAAACAGGAACACCACTGGGAGTGCTAATCTTGCACTTGGGGCTGGAAGCTTAGGCTTTAATACAACAGGAGGACTCAACGTAGCAGTTGGTGTGGACGTACTATACAGAGCAACGGGTTCCTACAATACCGTTGTTGGGAGCAGCTCATTACGAGAGCATACAACAGGGTCGAACAATACTGTTTTGGGTTGCAATTCCGGGGCAGGCCTGTTAACAGGGTCTAATAATTCTATTATTGGTGCTAATGTCAAAGATATTGAAGCAGCACTAAGCAACAACATTATCATTGCTGATGGCTCAGGTAAGCAGCGCATTAGAGTGTTAAATAATGGGTATACTGGAATTGATAAGACTAATCCTGCCGCTAAATTAGACGTTAACGGAAATATTATAGCCAATGCTGCAACATCAGACAACCATGTTGTAATCAAATCACAATTGGATTCTTCGCTCACATCAAAAGCAGACCTAGTTAATGGTAAGGTACCCGCCTCACAATTGCCTGAAAACATAAGCAGTGGTGGTAGCATTGGTCTAGGAGAGACTGCTGACACAGCGTATCGAGGTGATAGAGGCAAAATAGCGTACGATCACAGCCAGTTGATAACAGGCAACCCACATAATACTGGTATAAGCGATATTAGCGGCTTGCAGTCAGCATTAAACGCTAAAGCCGCTGATACAAACGTAGTGCACAAAACGGGCAACGAAACCGTAGAAGGTGAAAAGATATTTAATGGTAAAACAAAAATTGCAAAGCTAGGCTTAGGAATTGCGGCAGACCTTGCAAGTTATTTGTCATTAGCACCTGGATCATCTAACATTACTCAAATCCTTTTCACCTATGGCGATTCCTACACTGGTACCACTGAAGGTGCTGTTTGGGGAGAAACTGCTGATAAACGTTTAAGGATATTTCGGAACAATGAAGCAGACGATTTTCTATTTAAAGGCCTGAACAAAACACTGGCCGGAACTGGAAATGCAATGCTTATTGTAGCACCCGACGGAACAATTGAAAGGGGGCCTGCGCTGGAGGAAGGCTTTACACTTGATAACGACATTATTTCGGCCATTACCGGAGCAACGTACGCTAGCAATCGGGCAACAATCGCACCGGCAAATAGCAAGGTGTTTTACCAGGGCGAACTATACGACGATGGGACAAACACCTACATAGCCGTTGCAGACAACGAAGTAAGGAGGTGGTAAATGAGGGCGAAAACTTATGGAAATAAATTTAAATTAAAAAATAACAGGCCCCTTTACTATCGTAACAACGAAGCCGATACTGTTATTGTTACCGTTAACAATCTTAATGCGTCGAGCCGATTCTATGTAGACTACATGGTTGGGCTACTCAAAACTGAAAAAGCATGGGAATTAGCCCTTGCGTTTTATGGCTTTGTTGGCGAAACGGCACAAGAGCAAAAATGGAACTGGCGAGATATGCGTGATTTAGATGACGCATTTAGGCTTACATTTATAAATGATGTAAAGCATACCGCCAGCGGTATAAAGGGAGATGGAACAGGGGCCTCTTATAACACGGGTGCGGTAGTTGATACCCATATTAATCCATCGCTTAATGTTGATAGTAATTACTTCTCTATGGCCATTTATAATAACCTGCCCCCGTCTCATAACGGTTCAAGCGTAGGCGTAATTAATAATAACTTTGGAAGGTATGAACGGAATCTTTGGGTAAACAGGAGTACCTTAAAAATCTATTATAACAAAAACAAAAGTACTACTTATAATAGTGGGCCTGCGTTTGCGGGGCTTAGCTTTCTATACGCAAATGCTAGTGGCTTGTTTATGATGAACAAAAATGCCAAGACGCCAGCTACACAAAGCAATGTAGGCGATGGCTCAGACGGGTATGCAAATGGTAACATCGTATTGCTGAATCGAAGCTATTATAATGATGGGACATTTGCTTTTTACGACTATGGGACATCTGAACAGATGGCTACCACCGCTTTTTTTGACGGAGAGGTTAGCGATGCAATGGCGTATCAAATATCGAGAATAATTACGTTTTCGCAAAAAATCTTAAACAGAAGCTAGAATATAATCTATTTCTGTGAGTTCGGAGCCCTATTGATTGCTTACGATAGTTAAAGAGTACTTTTAAACGAAAAACTTGAGCGAAAATTCATTTCAAATTGATTGTAAACGCATTACATAGTGACCAATGGCCAACAGTTAATTGAATATATACCAATTATACATCATCCAAAAGGGAAATTAAATGGCAAAACAAACATTAAATACAATTAAATCCTGGTTCAGAACTGGGTTGAAAGCAAGTCAGCGACAGTATTGGGATACCTTGGACAGCTTTTGGCATCGGGACAAGAAAATTCCGATCGATGCTATCGACGAGCTAGACACCCGTTTGAACGAGGCTGCCCTTGACATCAACAGCAAGGTAGATAAGGTTGCCGGAAAAGGGTTGTCATCAAAAGATTTTACCACAATTGAGCAAGCCAAGCTTGCAGGTATAGCAAGCGGAGCTACTACAAACAAAACAGATGTCTATCTACTTAACAGAGCCAATCATACCGGTACACAACAAATAAATACAGTAGTTGGTTTACAAGGTAAGTTAGATCAAAAAGCAGATTTGGTAAATGGGAAAGTATCCTCATCTCAATTGCCTGCCTTCATCGATGATGTGTTTAGTTACAGTTCTATTGAAGGGTTTCCATCTACAGGAGAATCGGGTAAAATCTATATTTCAGAAAATACCAATAAAATTTACCGATGGTCTGGAACTGCTTATTCCGAATTTTCGGCAGGTGCAGTTTTAGGAGAGACAGCCGCAACCGCATACCGGGGCGATAGAGGTAAAACAGCTTACGACCACAGCCAGTTAAGTTCTGGTAATCCTCATCATGTAAGTAAAAGTGACATAGGACTGAGCGAGGTTAATAATACCAGCGACGCAGATAAGCCCGTGTCAGCTGCCATGCAGACGGCGCTGGACACCAAAATTCCGGCTATGACAGTTGGGAGTGTTGTTTTTTCAAATGGTACCAGTCTGGCGGAAGACAATGGTAATCTAGTTTGGGATAATACTAATAAGCGATTAGGAGTAGGTACCACACCCTCCGCAGCTGCACTTGAAATTTATTCTGATTCTGCCACAGGTGATGTAGCTAAGTTCTCTGGATCCGGCCGTGGAGGTGGGGTTTTCAAAATGCAATCAACAAACGTAAAGGGATATGCAGGATTTAACGTAGTAGATGAAAATGACACACTTGCAGCTAGCTTACAATACGGTAATTCTTCATCAGGTTCATTTACCAACCAGTTTGTTATCGCAAGTCGTAAATCGACTACACCGGTTGCTTTTTGGACAGTTTCGACGGGGACTAGTATCGTAGAACGAATGAGAATTCAGCCCGTAACTGGCAATGTGGGTATAGCCACGACGACTCCATCCGAAAAACTGGACGTAAACGGAAACATTAAGGCAACTGAACTCATTGTAAGCGGTAATATCGAAGTTGAGCCGGATAAAGGCATTCACACAGCTTTGGCAAATCAATCGATTGTATTTTCGGCCGGCACAACCAATATTTTAAGACTAGGTAATTGGGACGGCAATGGATGGTCAGATAGTGTTTCACCAAACGGTTTTTTTCAATTAGGCCAAAATCAAGGTTTTTTTACAGGGCAAGCAGGAGCTATCCTTAACAGATTCGGAATTTCTTCACAAGGTACAACCTTTGCAGATGGAAAATGGAACAGTTCTGGTTTTAAAGCACCTGATGCTTTAATTACTTTAAATTCCGTTACATCAAGTAAAGACATTTTGAATATTTACGGGTCAGGTTCTCAAACAGGCGAATATGTAAACATAACCTCTTCAGGGGGTAATCAAGGTGATATCTTTACAATACTGTCATCCGGCAACATAGGCATAAATACAACAAGCCCAACCGAAAAGCTGGATGTTAATGGTAACATTAGGTCTAACAGTTTATCCGGTGCCGGAGATAGGTCTGTAATTGTAAGTTCAACTGGTATTTTGAAGGCCGGGAATACTTTGAGGACAAGTATAGCATTGACGACTCCATTTGTAAACACAACGAACGTGGCCGCTGATGTTACAGGCTGGACAATGCCAGTCACAACAGGAAAACAGTACAGGATAGAAATTATAGCGGATTATCAAACAGCTGCCACGACGACGGGATGTGTGCTCATGTTTAACCTAGCAAGCGGTACAGGCACCATTAAAGGTTCCTTACAAGGAGCCATAGCAAATACGTCT